CCGGATTTCTCTAATTTTTCACGATCTCTATTAAATCGTTTTTCAGCATTCAATCGCTTTGTTGTATAGTCTTGATACTTGGAGAGTAGATCGTCATAGTATTCCGTTAGATCATTGGTTTGCTTCTTTAACGTTTCACTCTTAATTATATCAAAAACAGAAGTATCAACAGAGACGGAAGAAGGATTGAACGTCTGCTTTTTGTAGCTCTTATCTTTTGACAATTTGGCGTCTTCTTCCGCTTCAAATATTTGTCTTTGAATATCAACCACTTTATTAATATAGTCCTGCCTCTGCCTTTCGATAGACTCCAGTTCCATTTTATTATTTAACTTTCGCTGTCTCTCCTCCTTCTCGAACCCATCCTGCATTGCATCAATACGGGCTTGTTCTTCTTGGTTGGCCAATTCCACCTCTAGGCGGATACGTTCACGGCTGCTTTTGCTTCGGAGCTCTGCAATACGGTGCAACCGGTCGGAGTAGGCGTTTACGTCTTCGGCACCGGTATCCTCATCGCTGTCATCGCCTGCGTTAAATGTAAGATCAATGGCGGAAACACTATTTGCAAGTTCTTGACTTTGCTTGTTAAGTTGATATAATTCTGTTCTCAATTCTGCCGCCTCATTTTCCATGCTCTTTATTCTTCCCAACTGGGCACCTATTCCCATTTGAGCGGATGCGTACAAATCAGGCATAGCTTCTCGGTCTATTTTGTCCCTTTCTGCAATTAATTCCTTTAATTTGTTCTGGGCTTCTTCATAGCCTTTATATGCCTCATTTATTTGTGTTTCTAAGTCTATCGTTTTACTTTTATTTTCAGCAATCCGGCTTTCTACCGCCCTTGCTTGTGCCGCCTTAAGAATGGAAGCGGCCAAATTCTCGTAGCTTTGTTGTGCTGTTCCGTTTTTGATGGCTTCTGCATCTAGGTTTTTGAAATAATCAGGGTATTCTTTTTGGAGTTCTTTTACGGCTTTGTTTCTTTCTTCCTGCCCTCTTGCTGTATCTATGGCAGCTTTGTATAGCAGTTGCAATCGGGTTATATCTTGTTGAGCGTTTTTTGATCCTTCATTCAACGCTTCACTGAAAACCTTTTGGGATTCTTTTAAATCATCTACCGCCTTTTTTGCCTTAAACAGCGTTCCGACCCACTTTATAATATCATCACCAAAGGTAACAAACAACGTAGTAACTACCGCCAAAATAGGACCGCTACCTTTCAGAGATGAAAGCAACTGTTTCCATACAGGAATCCCCTTTTGTCCGGCTTTAACCATATCCTGATACTCTTTCCGCGCAGCCGCCAAAACATCTTGAAACGGTCCAATATTGTTAGAAATAGCCAGAAAGAACATTTGCGGGCCCATTGCCAAAGATGGTAATTCGCGTGCGATCTGCGTGATGCTGAATCCTAAAGCATCAAATCTGGTTTTTGCCCCGGATGCATACTTATTCATCGACAAAGAAGCGTTATCCATCTGCGTCTGCGTCTCCTGTAGGTTCTTCAGCAGTGCCGCGCCTTCGGTTCCTTCCCGTTGGGCTTTGGAAAGATTCATGTAGTCAGTCGTCAACATCAACACTTTTGCATGAAGTCCGGCAATAGAATCTTCTGCAATCTTGGTTGTTGTGGTTTCGGCTTCGAGTGCCGCCCGGCTTTCATTGATACCCTTAGCCAGTTCCTCATGTAGAACGGTTAATCGGGCTTGTGACTGAATATATGCGTTCAAGTCAATATCCCCATCCTCATACAGTGAATTTAATCCCGCCTGCATCTTTTCTACTTGCTGGAGGCTTAATATATTCTGCTGTATCTCCTTTACGTATTTCTGGGCGTCTTTTGACATATTATCGAACGCTTCCCGACTCTGTTGATCCAGGCGTTTAAAATTCTCTCCTAGTAATGAGAAATCAACTCCTGCACTTAGATCAATCTTTTTCTTTTGATTATTATAGACCTTCTTTAACTCTGTCTGTATCTGATTGATTTTCTTTAATACGTCTTGGTTGTCACCTGTGAAAGTAAATTTTAATCCTGCCATAATAATATATTTTAGTGATTTAATCCCAATGCATAGCTTTAATTTTGGCAATATTTGCCGGATCGTCCGCGTTGATAACGGTTCCGACCTGTTTCAGATGTGCTTTCTTCCGTTCTTCATCCGTCAAGTAGACACTATCCGAACGATCATTGAACAACATTAACAGATTGTTATAACTGATTTCCCACATGACATAATCAAACGGCCATCCGTAACGCTCGCATGCAAAATCTACCAATGTGCCCCAAATGGAATGTCCGCCGAACGCAACGGTATTATTACTTTTTTTCACCTCGGCTATCTTCCGCCGGTTTTCGTTATCCCGGTCGATACCGAAATACTTGATAAGATCGGAAACGGTGGTGTCTGAAATAGTGGTCAGCAATAATGTCGCCAATTCGTCCGGTTCCAGATTGGAAAGAACGGAAATGCGTTCTTTTATCCTCTTTTCATTCAGAACGTTTTCTTTTCCCTGTAGAGTACTATATGCAAGAATACGCAAAACGATTTCCTTGCTTTCATTGCATACCCGCAAAGCTTCTTCTAGTGGGTCCGCTTTTGAACATTCGGGATTGATTGACAACTTTCTTTTCAGTTGATCAATAAGTAGCTTCTTTCCCAAAGTAGGGGGATAGATACTATATCTTTTATTGTTTATCTCAAATCCTACCGGTGCATCTGTCAGCGCATCCAGTATCAGGGATTCAATATTTATATAATTTGCCATAATTTAGAATTATAAAAAGTCCTGTAATAGTTCCGCATCATCCTTATACGTGAATGAATACGGGTAAAATGTCTCTGAAAGCGCATCCATGTAATCGGGTGAACGCTTGATGCGCTTCTTTATCTCCTCCTTCGGTTCAATGATTATTTTCCCGTCACTCCTGAATTTCCAGCGTGTTTCGGTTGCTTCCTCTGTAAATTGGTCGCACGGTGGCAACATGGCAAAGAAATTGTTTTTAGGGTCCAACCAGTCACGCAAGGCCCAATACAGATAAGCCCGCATATTGGCGAAGCTGTATTCACCCGTTATATCATGTAGTCCTTTCGCTCCCTGTGAGTTCTTAACGGAAAATACGCCTCTTATCCCTTGCTCTATGAGACGGGAATACACGCCCGCACCTTCTCCGATAGTGTCGATAAAGATAATATCCCTATCCGTCCTTCTGTATGAAAGTGCCTTGCCTGCTACATGCATGTGACTTGCTTTGCCTGCCGACTGGAACACGTCGAACTGTGCAACATAGTTCCCATATCGGGGACAAAATACACTGTTATCGCGTCCCATACCGGCAACGTCGACACCTAGTTTGCAAGATTTACGTGGTCTATACGGGTGGTTCTCCTGCCAACGTTTATTGGCAATCTCGATCCATTCATAGGGGATGAGCACATCTTCAGATACTTTCGGAAACATTCCGCGTACTTTGACGCGAAACAGATCATTCGGACGATATAAGTTATTCTCAAAGAGAAAATCCCCCTCGCCCTCATTATATTCTTCTTTCGTGATAGGGTTACACCAGTGTTTAACTTTGTCCTCCACCCATTCGTAGTTAACTTGTCCGGGGATAATCTCCCTTTTTGCCGTCACATTGGTTGCATTCAGGGAATCAAGACGGAATTTTGCGAAACGATCCGATTTCATAGCGTTTGCCGCATAACCTGTAGTGATGTTGGGATTGAATACAAGCAAAAGGCGCGAGTTTCCCTGTAGGTTTCCTTCTATGGCATTATAAATAACTTCAGGAATACCAGACGCTTCTGTAACAACGAACATTACGTTTGCAGCATGAAAACCGGACCAGACCTCCGTATTATTGTTATCTGATTTAAACCCCGTCAGGTACCACTCTTCATAATCGGTACGAATATCATTTGCAACCAGACGTCCCGGCAATATACCTGCATTACGCATTAGCCTTCTTACTTCTGGAGTCATAATATTCTCTACCTGCCTAGCTGTTGGTGCAGTCATTGCTATCTTTGTATTGCGGATTAAATTTCCGTCGTCGTCCCATTCCGGGGTTAAATACATGAAGCATAAGGCGGCACAAGCGGAAACATAATCTTTCCCGCGTGCAACGCCGGACGCTACGACCGTCATAGGGTTTGTTTGCACCGAACGCAACACGGCTTTCTGTTCTTCGTCCAGATTAGCCCGTAGAACGTCAGATGCAAAAGCGCACCAGTCATTACGCCATTCTGCCAAATATTTTAATGCTATATCGTCCATCAGTCACAAACTACCGGAAAATCATCATCTTCATCGATTTGTTGTTGCGGAGGTTCTTCTTCAGCACATACGTATGCAAAACCATTGACATCGAACCTTATAGGCTTGTTGAAGAACTCGCATTTGCCATTCCGCACCGCTTCCATAACGTCCCACCTTGATAGACATTCGGGAATGATAAACGAGCGGTAAGCCTTACATCTCCAAACCCAGCCCAAAGACTCATCAAAGACTTTCCGTTTATGGATGCATATATCACATATTGCCATATACAGGAATTTTAAACGGCGTCCCTGCCTGATAATCGTATGAAGGTATTTTTGATTTACGCAGGCAGGAACAACCATTGATTTTACCAACCTTTAGCGATGGCAATTACTTCTTCATTTGACAGGACGTCGTCTCTATCCTCCGGGGTGTCTATCCCTAACTCTTCACGGATTCTTTTACGGTAAGCTTCTTCCCGCTTCTTCTCTTCCGGTGATTGATAAATTTCACCTCTAGCAATAGCAATAACTTCATCATCCGGCAACGCTTCCGCTTGTTTTTGCTCTGCTTTCAGGCGTTTAATCTCCTGGCTATATCTCAACGCATAATCAAACGCACTTTGACCGTTAGGCAATTTATCACCTTTGGTCCTTTGATGAAGGTAGAGTGCATCCAAACACTCCTGTTTCTTCTTCAATTCCGCTTTAATCTCTTCTACTGTTCTCATGATAATATGTTTTAGAAGTTACTTACTACTGCATCCAACCAAGCTTCATCCTCAGGGGATAGTTCTTCTTTCTTGGTTACTCCCATACCGGGAAAGAAAGAAGATGCGATAGCGTCTGCTTCTTCGTCTGTGATAACTCCCTCGCCATTATTGTATACCTGTTCGGCTTTTCTTAATTCTGCCTTACATCGGTCTATTTCTGCCAGAGGTACGCTTTCCGGTGATTTGTCCCAAGCTTTTTGAAGGATGGCGAGCTTCTCCTTCAATACGTCAATCTTGATACACAATCTTTTTGATTCTTCTTTTGTCATATCGGTGTAATTAATCATTAGTACTCTTGTTCTCCGTCCTCCGCTTAATCAGCTCGGCGAACCAAGTGTTTTGCGCCTGGTTCTGTTCCTTCTTCAACGCCGGTATATCATCCGTATTGATGACGCCCTTTTGCAGCCATTTAAGAAGAATGATCTTTATTTCACGGTTTATCGGTATTCTCATTTCATGTCTTTAATGATACGGTTTATCAGTTCATCCAGTTGTTCATCTGTGAGCTGTGACGGATCTATTTGTGCGGAAGTCATTTTGGGGACAATGTAGCCTGTCAACTTCTCAAACATCTGCCATTTATCCTTTGGTTCCAGTTTATCCCATTCCTTTTCCATTTCGGGCTGTTTCCGGGTTAAGAAGTCCTCTATCCACTGCTTTTGCGTGGCTGTAATCTTATTCTTTGTCCCCTTGACGCGTCCGCCTGTTTTGGGGGTTCCTTTCTTCCTTCCAACCATTTCTAAACATTTCTACTTTAGTAATTATTCATAACGGAAGATTTTCTTCAAATTTACCCACACCTTCCAGATGTTTTCACGTTCTACTATCAGTTTCTCCGACTCAAAACGCTTTGAAATGCCTTTGGCATCTATGTTAAACTCACGGAAACTAACAGGAGAAGACAATATTTTACGGCATGTTCCGTAGAACTCTTCCGCTTCCTCGTATGAAAGCACGTAGACTCCCTCCTCATGATGCAGAAATACGTTTTGCGTCTTTGGCATGTTCTCAACTCGGAACATTACCTTTCTCTCTTTTTTTACTTCCTTCTTCATAAATCAAAATATTTGGATTTTATTAATATCTTTTTCTATCCGGTCTTTCAAAGCCTTTTCCATATATCTCCATTCTTCAATAGCGAAAAGATGAGCACCTGCAAGAACATTCTTGTTTTCTAGCGCTTCGACCTTGTCAGCATAATTCATTCCGGCAACCAGAACAAGAGAAAAGCTATTTTCTTTCGATATTTGAGTAACAACTTCCTTTAAGAACTTTTCCCCTTCCGCCCTTCCTTGTGCTCCGTTGCCTTCTGGCGCTGTTGTTGGTTTGAATCCGCCTTGCTGTACAGGTTGACCGTCATATAGGACCATATAGCCTACAGAGCTGCGCAGGTTTCCTGTATGGTCTTTCCAGCTTTCTTCAGGAGTACGGTCACGCACATACTTAACGCATTCCTCACCAAGCTTGGAAAGGGCCTGTATCGTGTTGTGCTTGATGATCTCCCTGCATTTGCTGACATATATAGCCGGATCAAAGCTTTTCATCTTCTTTCTGCTTTTGTTTCTTCGCCAGCCTGTCGGCAGCTTCTTTGATTTTTCCAGAGAACGTGCGAGCAAAGGCAATACTTAGATCCCGGTAAGTATTCCCGATATACAGACGGATTTTATCACCGTTTTCACACAATCGGAGATTTCCGGGAGCATTATACGCTTGTTTTTCCATTGGGCAATTTGTTTGCAGAAGACGCTGAGGACCGTTTATTTTACGACAAAGGCACTTTTTCCGCATGGATGATAACTTTGTATCTCCAGTTGGAAAAAGTGCCTTATATCACCTAAAGCAGGTTTATGATCGGGAAACAATAAAAAAGAGCCTTATTTCTGTTCATAACATTACGGTTCCGTGCATCTTCACACGGTTAATAAAACAATAAGGGCGATTAACCTTTGCTCACATAAATGCGGGGACTAGCAACGGTTAAAACACCCTCAAAATTATATCTTTACGAGAATGTCCCTATTCTCCTGATTTCCTGAATGCAAATATAATATATTTTTGCAAAATAACACTATGATTCAACCATGAAAATTTCAACTTTAATTAGACAATAAGCTTTAAATCAAACGTATCAATTAATATCTGTAAAGATGGATTCACTTCTGTCATGTATCGCAACATTTTTTCTGTTTCAGTAAATTCAGTATCTACTATCATAACAGTATCTGACATTTCTGTCTCTACAGATAACTGTTTAATAAGCCAGTCTGCCAAATCTATTTTATTGGTTCTGTCTACATCACTGGCGTTCTTCTCTAGTAGATCGGAAACCACCACTTTACAACCGATTGCCTCAACCTCTTTAGCCTTATCACTCCAATACTCGAAGCCGTCCACATCCGGAAACATGATAACAGTTCTTCCCTGCAGTACCTTTAGTTTATCAATAGAGAGTTGAGATTTCCCTCCGGTAGCCAGCCAAATGTATTCAGGATAAACACCAGAAGCGATTAGAGCACTTTTTTCTGATTCAACTAAAGCGACCACTTTATCTGGGTACATTCTCAGAAGATGCTCACCAAACAAGCATTGTACTAGATTGAAATCTTCAGGTAACAAGCCCTGTCTTTTCATTATTGAATGAATCCAGTTAATACCTCCACCGTCTTTAATCCTATGCCCAGTATTCGGGTCATACTTCATCACTTTACCGGTTCTTACCTTTCCTTTGATGTCTATCTGCCAGTAAATCACACTACCGCCTTTTGTAGCTCCTAATGCGTAATCCTGCATCATTTTCTCAATAGTGGGTGATTCAAGCGTATAGCGGTCAAACAAGCCACATAAGAAGTAGATAAATGAACTATTATAACTTACTGACTTTTCCACATATGAAAATGGAATATATCCCGTTTCCCGTTGCGATTCCTGTATCGGATTCCGGAATGTCTTCTGTTTGACGGGATCGGTAAACCGATCCTTCTCTACCGGATTATCAATAAAGAACTGTTTAGGTGTATAGTGATAGCCACATCCACTTTCATGGTTACATCTGCCTACTGCCTTATCTATCACTTCTCCAGTGTTACCGTCCAAGTAATAAGCGAATGAATGAGGATCACCGCATTTCGGGCATTTATGACGGGATGATTTCCCGGTGTATTTTTCTAAATATGGTTGAATATAGATGTTCATATTATTAACTTTTTACATATTCTAACTAGAAAATAAAATGTTTTATTTCATCGTCATATTCGTCATGTGCGTCATACTCATATCTCTTTTTCATGACGGATATGACGCAAATGACGCAAGAATAAAACTTTATTTTTTTGCTATTCGCGAATTGCATAGATAATACGTCCGTTCATTTTCTTCTCACCATCAAATCCAAGCATTCTCAATCTTTCCGAGAATGTTCTGATACTCACAGACTTATAACCATTATCTAGAGAATAAGCTTTATATTCATCGTATATTGCTTTTAACGAATAACTACTTCGATAAGATGGAACATAACTATATTCACCCACATACATTGCCACACTATCTGATTCCATCCGATACTTATCTATCTGCTCCTTCACCTTCATTGATTGTGTAAACTTTTTATTAACCAGCAACCTTCGTAGACCTTCTAATATCCAATTGAAAACTCCAGAGAGTTCTTGACCTATAATTTTGTT